TCAAAGATTGCGTAATGAGTTGAATAACAACATACAATCAAATTGTTATTCGAACACAAAAAAAGGAATTATAAGAGAGGCAACGGGGATAGTGAATTTAAAGAGCAATTGGAAGTGGAGGGATAGGGCAGATGTTACTTCGGATGACAAAGAAATAAAAGTTATTCCTACTACAATAGTTTTCACGAAGCCAACCAATGAGCAATGAGGTTAAAATTTCAGATAAGTTTGAGCCGCTTTTCCGATTGCTCGATGATAAGTATCACCCAGAAATTGATACGGTAATAATCACAGGCGGACGCTACTCTTTAAAATCCTATTCAGTATCAATATTCTCTTTACTCGCGTTAACGGACTACCAATGGGATGTTCTTTATACCCGTTACACCAATGAATCAATAACCGATAGCGTTAAGCCAGAGGTAAGCGATAAAGCAGAACTGCTCGGGAAGGTTGTTAATGATACGAATACCCACATTGAGAAAGGCAGCAATAGGATAGCATTTAAAGGGATAAAAACAGGGTCTAAGCAGCAAACGGCAAACCTAAAATCATTAAGCGGGTTTAACCTATTTGTAAACGATGAGGCTGAAGAGCTCCCCGATTACAAAACCTTTAAAAAGATATTCTACTCGATACGTTCAACCAGTAAGCGCAATTTAAACATACTTATTCTTAACCCTACCACTAAAGACCATTGGATATTTCAGGAGTTCTTTGAGAAAAAAGGCTTAGAGGGTGGTGAGAATTGCATAGTTGATAATGTTATGTATATTCATTCTAGCTATTTAGACTGTGATTTTAGCATCATGCCAAAGAATATACTAGCAGACTACCAACGATTAAAAGAAGAAAACCCAGAAGAGTATGAAAATATTGTTATGGGTGGATGGATAACCGAACCTGAAGGTATATTGCTACCTAAGTCGAAGTTAAAATTTGCTACATTCCCACCAGAAAAAGCCCTTTACCGTTTTGCTGTTGGTGACCCATCGAACAAAGGAGGTGATAAGTTCCCGGTTATGTTCTGCGAGATATACCAAATCGAAAGTAAAGTAATCTGTTTTGTTCGTGATGTAATACACTCGGTTGATGGGGTTGATGCGACCGTAAATCGAGCCGCTGAAAAGTTAGAACTGTATAAATCGGAGCAGATATTCTATGAGTCCAACGGGTTAGGGTTATCAGCTGTACTACTTCAGCAAAAGAATAAGCCCAATTTTTGTGCTGTTGTTCCGTTCAACTCAACCGAAGAAAAGGATGTAAGAATACTTTCGTTTTATGAGTTTGTTGCTAGTCGTTTTTACTTTGACGAGAACTACAAATCAAACAAAGAGTATGCCGCGTTTATCTCTGATTTAACTTCTTACTCCAGGGAAAGTGATAACAAGCATAAAAAGGATGCGATTGATTGCGCTTGTCAGGCTGCAAAAATAATGAAGCTGAAGTATAAGCTATAACATGCTGTTAAACATTCTTTTTGCTATTGACAATTGGATAGTATTTAGTAACTTGCAAATAAAAAATTATGGAACCATACAAATTAGTAGATGCTAAAATAAGCCACGGCATGTCATTTGTTCTAAACTGTAAGTTTTGGAAAACAAAATACGATAATATATTTATAACTGACTATGATATATTTAATCATAAAAAGTTAGATGATGACTTATATATTATGTTTAAAAAACAAAAAGGATATTTTTATTATACAATGTTCAGTCGAGAATTGATAGAAGACAAAAAAAATATTGACGAAGAAATAGAAAGATTAAACAATAGAAATAACTAAACCCAACGACCATGAAAACTAAAACGATTGACAGGCTAATATTTAACACTACCGAATTAATAAATAAGTCATTTAAGCCTAAGCATGTTGATTCTTTGATATTAGATGAAGTTGTATCTGCTTTAAATAAAGAAAAGCAGCGCAAAGAGCAAAAGAAAAAAGAATCATATAACGACCATGGTTTTGCTTATGCTAATGGGATTGCATTAGGGATTGACCCGAACTATAATATTGAGCAAAAGAAAGAAATAATGGATAGGTGCAGAGAAAAGCAAATTATTAAAAACGATTACGTAATAGGCTATCAAGACGCTATTTTTCTAAACGGTATAAAGAATAATATGCTTACTGGTTTATGTGAACAACTAAATAATGATAAAGAATTTTTAATTAAAACCAACAAAGAGCTACTATCACAGTTACACAGCAAAAAACCAAAACCATCAATAGTTGATTGTATTAGCGTAATGATACAACAAGTAAAAAACAGCGATTATAAACCAAATATTATACAATTTATTGAAGATGATATGATAATCGAAATGCAAATTACTGACAATAAAGTAATACTGAAGCGTAAAAATTAGCCTTATTTAACACATTAACTAAAGCCAGTTTAACCGACTGGTTTTTTTATTTTACAAAATATAGATAAAAACTATATATAGAAATTTGCTATATATAGATTTATTCTATAACTTTGTACAAAAATTATAGGATGGGTTTTTGGGAAAGGTTCAAAAAAATTCCAAACGTTGAGATTGTAGAAAGCGGTGCGGACTACAACTACGACATTACATCTATCGGAAATCTGATTGTACCTGAAAAGCTGACCGACACAAACGTTTTTAGCTTGTGTAACTCAGTGGCTGAGATGGATTTTCCTGTTGATTTCTACGCGGATAGGGTTTCAAAACTACGTAAATTTATAGTTGATAGCAAAGGAAATGAGGTTGAAAATACTGAGTTAAACAGATTTTTAACTAACATCAACCCTTTTTACTCATTTTCTGATTTGGTCTATCAATACGTTTACTCTTTACTATCTTACGGTAACGCGTTAAACTATTTGACTGCTCCGAGCAGCTATAAGAATTTAACCGTAAACAGCATTAGCAGATGGGATGTATTGAACCCTGATCTAACCACGATAGAAGAGTTTAACAACGTTTCAATACTCGATTTAAGCGATAAGAAGCAGCTAATTAAGCGCGCGAAGTATTCCGATTACTCAGGCAAAGAAAAGGTTTTAACCATTGATAACCTATTTATCGATAACTACTCGTTAAGGAAACAAACGAACTCAGCAATACTATCTAAATCACCTTTATTCAGCCGCAATAAGTCTATCGATATACTTTTAGCCGTTTACTCAGCCAGATACAACGTGTACGCAAATAATGGCGCGGCTGGGTATTTGGCTAAAAAGTCATTACAGGCAAATAACGGAGCCTTGGAAAGCATATTCGATAACGTAAATCACCGCGAAAAGATACTTGAAGATATTAATAATCGTAACGGGTTAACAGGTCGTAAAAATCTTTGGGGTATCTCGGGTGTTCCGATTGAGTTTGTTAAGACATTAGCAACTATTAGTGAGTTATTACCATTGGATGAAGTGCTAGAAAATGCGATAAAGATTGCCTCAGCGTTTCAAATACCACCTGTATTAGTTCCACGTAACGACCAAAGCACATATGACAATCAAGCCGATAGTGAGCGTAGCGTTTGGGAAAACGGCATACTAAGTCTAGATAAAACGGTTAATGAGAACCTAACAAAGCTATTTGGGTTTGATAAAGTTGGTTATGCTATTCAATCTGACTACTCAACGGTTAGCTGCTTAATTACCAATGCAGACAAAAAAGAAGATACAATTACAAAAAGGTTAAACAACCTTAAATCAATTAAGGAGTTAGACCCAAATGCAGATATTACAAGTGAGGTTAGTAAAATAATTGAGCAATATGGAAAAGATTAAAGACGATAAGCAAATATGCAGGGCTGCAATAACATCAACCACTGGAGAAGATTACGACTTCGAGGCGGTTGCAGTTCCAGCGGTTAACGGTCAAATAAGATACTCTTATGAGAATAACGAGTATTTCAATCAAGTATTGAGAACGGGCAAAGAAAACATCGATACCTCAAGGCTTGACTCAGGCATTCCTTTATTTGATAATCACCCTTACGATAATTCAGCCGAGCGAACATTAGGAATAACTACCTCATATCTATTTGATGAAAGGGGTTTGGTTGTTCGGGCTAAATTTGGCGCACGTGCAGACGAGGCGTTAAGGAGTGATGTAAAGAATGGTATTATCAAAACTGTATCGATTGAGGGCATTATTACTAACTACTCAGTAAACAGGGAAGCGGGTAAAGTACCTCAATACTTTGCAGAACTTTGGACTCCTGAGAGTCTATCATTCGCTCCGGTGCCACAAGACATATCCGCACAAATCGAAGTTAAGCGAGCCTTAACCGAACAGATAAAAAAAAGCGAAGTCAACCCGCATAATGGTGACAATTTTTTAACTAACATAATCAAAAATTTTACAAAATGAAAGAAGATTTTATGAAGATTATGCGGTCTAAAGCCACTAAGCCGTTGACCGCTGAAACAGAAGAGTTTCTTGATTCAATTGGAGATGCTTTAGAGAATGCTTTTAAAGCTAATGCCGTTGAAAGAAAGAAATTAATCGACGAAATTGAAACAAAAATAGGTGGAGTCGATAAAGGTGAAACTGCTATGGGTGTAGTTCGCTCTTTAGCATCTAAAGTAGACGAACTAGAAGCCATTGCGAAACGTGGTCTAGGCGAGGATGATAAATTTAAACTTCGCTCAATGCTTGAGGCTAAAAGGGATGACATTTTAGCAGCTCGCAAAAGTAATTCGCATTGGGCTATTGAGTTCAAAGCAAAACGTGGAGCTAGCGCGATGATGACCACTGCAACCATTTTAACTGGTGCTAGTGCAATCAACACCGTATCGTTAATGGATGACCTAGAAGTATTGGTTATTCAATACCCTGCGAACTTCATCGTTGATGCTATTGGTGGCCGTCAGGTTGCTAAAGTTCCAGCTATTCTACGTTGGAAGGAACAAAACACCGAAAGCACTCAGGCTATTGCAGCTGTAACTGAAGGTAGCGTTAAGCAACTAACTGATAAGGCTTTTGTTTGGAGAACCGCTGACCGCGTTAAGTATGCTGGTCGTATTGAGTTCACCGAAGAGCTTGCAATGGATTTCGACCAATTGCTATTACAGGTAATTGATATGTTCGAGCAACAAGTTATACGTGTTTGGGAGGCTGGTATTATGACAGCTATCACAGGCTGGGCTTCATCTTACACGACAACTGAATTTGACGGACAAATCGTATTGCCACAAAACGCTCACGTTATCCAAGCGTTGAGGTTATGGGTAGAGAACAACGGTTACAACCCTGATATGATTTTTATTCGTCCAGGGGATGCCGCTTTAGCACGTTTTAATCAGGGTACTGATGGGAGCATGCAGTTCTTACCTGATAACATTGCTTTCGCTGGTTTAACTCCAAAGATTTCTACTAATATTCCAGCTGGTTACATGGCTGTTGGTGCTAGTAATATAATCAAGGAGCAACACTCAGCATTTATGCTAAGACGTGGACAGTACGGCGACCAGTTCAAAGAAAACGAAGAAACCATTGTAGGTGAAGTTTTCTCACTTCTAAAACTCCCAACAGTATCAAAAGGTGGTTGGGTTTATGCTGAAATAGCTGCTATTAAAGCTTTACTTTCAAAAGCATAGTTAACTATGGCAAAGAAAAATAAATCTGAAGAGCAAGAGTTAAAAGCTGGGTTACCTCATTCTCAGGAAAAGGTAATTGTTATTGGAACTGAAAGCTCGCCATTTTTAAAAACTGGCAAAGAGTATGAGGTTACTGAAACATCGGCTATAATTCTTGTTAAAAAGGGTCAAGCAACTTTAAAATGAAAAAGTTACTAACTATATTGCTGGTTTTGGTAGCCATTGCCAGCATCGGAAGAGAAGTTACAAAAACGGGCTTTGTTCAAACAGGGGCGGCAATTATAGCCCCTGCTATGAGATTTAGCACGACTACTGATTACGTCACTGCAAATGATACCTTTAATATTGATATTACTTGCAAGCAGATGTACACTCAAATTCTAAACTACTCTATTAGCTTAGATTCTATTTCAGGTGCGCCAAGCGTATCAATTCAGCTACAGGGTAGAGTATTTGATAAT